TAGATTAAAACCTACTGGGTATTCAGTCTACGAAGGATATAGTGCTGGTGGTAGTTTAGGTGGTGATGATGATGAAGATTTCTAACGATAAAATAATCAAACGAGTATAAATAGATACATGGGAAACGCATACGCAAAAGAAGACCAAGGCGACTTGAATGTTTTTAACATTTCTACTAGTCGTTCGTCTAACTATAAAGACATTGATTTATTCTTCAAAGCGAAAGGAACAAGTGGTGATATATTTAAGAAAGAGAATGCAGCCGCAGTAAAACAAGCAATCAAAACTTTACTTCTAACAAATAAATTAGAGAAACCTTTTAATAATGATTTTGGTGGAGATGTACAAGGTAGATTGTTTGGACTTGCAGTTGGTAGTACTGTAAGTGAAATAAAAGACCAGATACTATTTAGTATAGCTAAGTACGAACCCCGTGCAGAAGTATTGGATTTGATTGTTACACTTGACCCAGATAGAAATACATTACATGTAAACGTAGAATTTAAAGTAGTTAACACTGGTCAAATTGTAGAATTTTCTACAGTAATCGAAAGGATAAGGTAATATGGGAACAACAACAATTAAATCAACCGCACTAGATTTTCAAGCAATCAAGAACAATCTAAAAACATTTCTTGCACAGACAGACGAGTTTAGTGATTATAACTTTGAAGCATCTGGTCTTTCTAACATACTAGATGTCCTTGCGTATAACACACACTTCAATGGATTGATTGCTAACTTTGCATTGAATGAGTCTTATCTTGGAAGTGCTCAGTTAAGAAGTTCTATAGTCTCACTTGCAGAAGGTATTGGTTATGTACCAGACTCTAAAAACTCTTCTCAAGGAGTTATTAATATGTCAATCAGTCTTGCGGGTGTTTCTGGTAGACCGAACAAAGTTACAATCCCAAGTGGTTTTAAATTTAACTCAACGGTAGATGATATTGTTTATGAGTTCCAAACACAAGAAGAAATATCTGCAACCGATGACGGTGCGGGTGCATATAAATTTACTACAGTAGACGGTAGTGAAAGTATTAAAGTATTTGAGGGAACTGCAACAACTAAAACCTTTTTAATTACTGGACAGACTGAAAACTTTGCATATATTATTCCAGACGAAAATATGGATATTGATACTGCAGTTGTTAAGAACTTTGAGACTGCAAGTGGAACAACCTTTTCAACCTTTACCGATTTAAGAAACGCAACCAGTTTGACAGAACTATCAAGAATTTATATACTTAGAGAAAGTCCAAACGGAAACTTTGAATTAAGTTTTGGAAACAAGACTACTTTAGGTATATCACCAGTTGCGGGAAACAAAGTTACAGTTGACTATCTATCTGTAAAAGGTGGAGATGCTAATGGTGCAAAGGTATTCGCACCACAACAACAAGTACAAGTAAATGGTGTTGGATATACTGCATCTGTTACAACAGTATCTAATTCTTCGGGTGGTTCTGAAAAAGAAACTGTAGAGTCTATCAGAACTACTGCACCATTCCAGTATGCAACTCAAAACAGAGCTGTGACTGCAGATGACTATGCAACCCTAACAAAAAGAAACTTTAGTTCTTTAATCAAAGATATAAAAGCATTTGGTGGACAAGATGCACTTGAACCAGAATTTGGTGTAGTATTCTTATCATTACTATTCAACGATAGTATCGAAAATGATACTATAAGTGGTGATGCAACAAAACAAGAAACTAAAGATGCAATCGTAGATTTACTTAAAGATTTATCAGTTGCATCTTTTGATATTAAGTTTATCGACCCAGTCAAAACTTTTCTTGAAACTACTACATTCTTTCAGTTTAATCCTAATCTAACAAGTGAAAGTGAAGCATCTATTAAAGCAAACATAGACAATGAAATATCATCTTATTTTAGTACTAAGACTGGTAAGTTTGGTCAATCATTCAGAAGGTCTAATCTATTAGCATTGATTGATGAAGTAAGTCCCGCAGTATTATCTTCTCGAATGAATTTAAAAGTGCAACAAAGATTTACTCCAACACTTACTGCAGTAGAAAATCATAGTTTAAAATTTCCAATGGATATTGCAGCCGCAGACGATGTAAACAGAATTGTAGAGTCTTCTGCATTTAACTTTAGTAATCAAAGTTGTAGTATCCGAAATCGTTTGGGTTCTACGATACTAGAATTATTTTCAAATGTGACACAAGAAGTTATTGTTGATAATGTTGGTTCTTTTAGTGGAGATACAGTCAGTATAAGTGGATTACAAGTAGATAGTATTGCGACTGGAGATACATTTGTTAAGATAAGTGTAGTACCTTCTAACCAATCTTTTGTGACACCATTAAGAGAAAATGTAATTGAGTTTGATGCAATCCAATCTTCTGTCACTGCAGTTGAAGTAGACTCGAGTGTAATAAACTAATATGGGACATAAAGTAGACGATACTCTAAGAGATGATAATCGTAGAGAACTTGCGTTCGCTACGGGTCGTGATGTAGAGAAAGTTTTACCAGACCATTTCAAAACTGAGTATCCTAAACTTGTCTCGTTTTTAAAAGAATATTTTCACTTCGAGGACAGTGACGGTTCTCCAAGTAGATTAGTAAATGATTTATTTTATGCGAGAGATATCAATCAGGTAGACGAGTCTTTACTATCATATATCGAAGATGAATTGTTATTAGGACAAGCATACTTTGAAGGGTTTCTTGATAAAAGAACAGCTGCAAAATTCTCACATAATTTATACAGTACTAAAGGTACTAAGTTTTCAATACAACAATTTTTTAGAATGTTCTACGGTATTGATGTAGAAGTAGACTATCCTAAAAAAGATGTTTTTACTGTAGGTTCATCTGAGATAGGTGCGGAGTCAATTAAGTTTTTAACAAATGATGAATTATATCAAACCTTTGCAATACGAATAATTAGTGAACTATCACAAAAAGACTGGGAAAGACCATATAAGTTATTTGTTCACCCCGCTGGAATGTTTGTTGGTTCAGAAGTAAGATTAGAAAATACTGGACTTCTTAATACATCTTCACCATTGTCTATTGTAGACTCAGATGCGGGTTCAATCGATGTGGTAGGTTTCAACACTGCATTATTCAGTCAAGTAAATCAGACTACACCAGAAATTACTGGTCTTTTAGATAGTGGTGGTACAACTCTAAGAGTTATCATTGATGATAATCTAGTTAATTCACTTGCAACTGTTAGTCTACCAGATTTAGAAAAACAATATCGCACTATGAGAGCTGCAGAATTAAGAACAAGTCCTACATTTGATTTAGACTCAGACGGTGTTGGTACTTTGACAACTCTAAACCCAGATAGTGACGGACGTTTAGTTGGTAAGACTAGTGTTAATTATGTTATAGACTTTAGTAATGAATTTACAACAGAAACATTTGACCAAGACAAATTTGAAACTTTTTAGGAATTAGGTTTATAACTTGTATAAATAGGACATAGGAAATAAAACATGGGAAAATCAGTAATAGGAAACGGAAGTAGTGCGAATGACGGAACGGGTGATACTCTCCGTGCGGCTGCAACTAAGATAAACAGTAATTTTACAGAAATCTATAATCTTTTAGGTGGAGAATTCTCTGCGGATACTAATGGTAATTCTCAAGCATTAAGTACTAAAATTACTCTTAGTGACTCTGCAACTGGATTAATTAGATTTGAAGGTACAACTGCAAATGCACACGAAACCACTTTACAAGTTGTAGAACCAACTGGAGATAACCAGATAGTACTTCCAAATGCAAGTGGTAATGTAGTATTAGACTCAAGTACTAATACCCTAACAAACAAAACACTTACCAGTCCAACAGTCAATACACCTACAATAAATGCACCTAAGATTTCTGGTTTATCTGGGGGTGGAGTATTACAAGACTCTTCGGGTAATGAAGTATTAGAATTAACAAAGACTGCAAGTGCAGTTAACCACGTTAACCTTACCAATAACGCAACCAGTAATAATCCAAAGATAACCGCAAAAGGTGGAGACACTAATGTTGGTTTAGAATTAGAAACAAAAGGAACTGGTAAAATTATACTAAATAATTCACATGTTCTTAAACAAGAAACAGTAAACACGGGTTCTAATGAAGACTTGTCTTTATTACTTCCATTTACTCAAATAACAAAAGGAACTGCGGGTACATACCGTATCGCAGACGGAGTTGTTGGACAAGTTAAGTATGTGGTAAATAGTGGTGCTGGTAATGCAGTTATCACTCCCACAAATTTTGGGCCTGGAAGTACTTTAACATTACAACAGAATGAAACTGGAACATTAATTTTTGACGGAACTAACTGGCAAATACTTGCAACCTACGGTGGTGCAGTCGCATAAGGAGAATAAGAAATGACCGCAACAATAACTAGTCCTTTAAGAAGATTTATCTTAGACGAAATTAAAGGTAGAAAAGATAGTAATGGAGATAAGTTCTATGCAGCTATTGGTCGTTCACAAGAGTGGAATGCGACAGATGTATCTCCTACACCAGACGGGTCTTATCACGAAGAAAGAGATTTTAGAAACAATATGCAATCGGTTAAATTAATAACTGACGCATCTTTTGTAGTTCCAAGATATAACTGGTCATCTGGTACATTCTATGATGCATATGATGACCAATCAACTGGTAATTCAAATCCATACTACGTGGTCAACTCAAACCAACAAGTATACATGGTATTAAGAAAATCTATTTCTAACACTGGAGTTGCAGTTGCATCAACAGTAGAACCAACGGGTAATACTTCGGGTACACCTTTTAAAACATCTGACGGATATGTTTGGAAAATGATATACAGTATTAGTTCTGCAACTGCAAACAAATTTCAATCTGCAAACTTTATGCCTGTAGAGTTTCTTGATAAAGATAGTGCGGGTGGAATATCGGGTGCAAGATTGGCAACTTTTAGTTCAAACCAAACAGAACAACTTGCAATTCAAGAGGCTTCAATACTAGGTCAAATTGTAGGATATGCAATCGATAATCCAGGCTCTGGATATAGTTCTGCACCAACCTTAACAATTACGGGAGACGGTAGTTCTGCAGTTGCAACCGCAACTATATCTGGTGGTGCAGTAGTCAAGGTTATTCCTTCTGAGGACGTTTCTGGTAATTTAGTTCAGGCAAATTTTGGTTCAGGATATAACTTTGCTTCAGTTGCAGTAAGTGGTGGTTCACCAGACTCAGCCGCAATAATTAGACCTATTCTTTCAACTTCAAGACGTACTCTTGATAGTGGTGGTTTAGGTGATGACCCAGTATCAGATTTAAGAAGTAATGCACTAATGTTTAATGCAAAACCTTCGGGTGCAGAAAGAGCAGACTTTTTTATAAATCAACAATTTAGACAAGTCGGTTTACTTAAAAACCCTACAACAGACTCAGCAGGGGGAGCAGGAGTTGCATTTACAGAAGAAACTGGTAATACATTAAAAACTCTTAACTTTGCATCTTTAACTACACCATTTGAAAAAGACCAAGTAATAACTGGTGGGACATCTGGTGCAAAAGCAATTGTAGATTTTGACTCTACTGGCCCAACTGGTCTTGCTCAAGGTACTTTGTTTGTTCATCAAACTGATAGTAATGGATTTACATCTTTTACTACGGGAGAAACAATTACTGCATCTGGTGGTTCTACTGGTGTACTTCTTAGTGGTGGTAATCACGATAGTACTCCAGAAGTAGACCCAAATTCAGGTCAACTATTATATATTGATAACCGAAGTGCAATTACAAGAGCAAGTGGTCAAACCGAAGATTTAAAAATCGTAATACAAGTATAGGAATAAAAAATGTCAACAACTTTTAATAAGTCAACTTTTGCAACAACATATAAAGACGACTTTGACAGTGCAGATAATTTTCATAGAATATTATTTAACTCTGGTCGTGCGTTGCAAGCAAGAGAACTTACGCAAATGCAAACTATCATTCAAGAAGAGATTGCAAGGTTTGGTAGAAATATATTTAAAGAAGGTGCGGCTGTAAACCCAGGCGGGCCTAGTGTTGACAGACATGCAGAATTTGTAAAATTAGATACAAGTGTAAATACTTTACCAACAGACACTTCTACTTTACTTGGACTAGAATTTACGGGTGCAGTTTCAAGTGTTAAAGCAAGAGTTATTAGAGTAGAGACCGCAAGTGGTTCTGACCCCGCAACTTTATACGTACAATATACTGATACAAACACAAGTGGATTAGCAGGTTCTGCACCAGTTAGATTTAGTGCGGGTGAAACTATAAACTCTGGTGGAACTGCATTATCAGTTCAAACAACTAATACTGTTGCAAACCCAGCAACTGGTCAAGGTACAATACTTCATGTATCTGGGGGAGACTTCTTTGTAAGAGGACACTTTGTATTTGCAGCTCAACAATCTTTAGTTATTTCAAGGTACACTACAACTGGAACTGCAACTGTTGGATTTACTATTGCAGAAGATATCGTTACGTCAGGAGATGATACTTCACTCTTTGATAATCAGGGTGCAACTCCAAATACTGCATCGCCTGGTGCAGACCGATACAGAATTAGATTAACTCTTGTTAACAAAACAAGTGTCACTGCAAGTGATAACTTCGTATACTTTTGCGATATAGTAGACGGAGAAATAGAAGAAGTTGTCACTGGTACAGAAGATTATAATAAGATTAATGATGTTCTTGCACTTAGAACAAAAGAAGAGTCAGGTAATTATGTTGTCCGTCCATTTAGGGTGACTTTCGAAGATGACTCTGCAAATGGTAGTACATCTAACCTAATCGCAAACATATCTGCGGGGACAGTATATCTAAACGGTTATCGTGTAAATAAAGAAAGACCAAGTAAATTAACTATTTCAAAACCCAGAACTACAGTCACAAATAACAACGAAGCGATTGGTGTGGACTATGGTGCATATCTTGTATTCAAAAGTGACGGTGGTTCAACTGTAGGGGCTGCAGCTGCACTTGGAAATTTTGAATTAGTTAATTTATTAACGGGTAGTACAGTTATTGGTACTGCAAGGGTTAAATCAATTCAAGTAGTAAACAATGAAGTTCGTCTTTACTTAATGGATATTCAGTTAAAGGGGTCAGGTGGTTCTAATCGACAAATAACAGATATTAGTTCAGTAGAAAGACACGGAGATTTCGATACTGCACCACATAGATTTTTAGTTAAAACTACGAGTAGTAGTGCATTTATACCAAGTACTGCATTATTTAGAAATATAGGTGGTAATGACTTACTATTCCCAACTCAGCAACGAAGACCAAAAAGTATTTCAGATGTTTCATTCCAAGTATTAAGACAGATTGATGACTCTGCAAATGCTCCTTCTGCGG